GGACGTTGCTAATGAGCAGTCCTGGTGGTAGCTCCGGGTATTTCTACGATGTATTCAGGCGGAATGATGGTAAGTGGCAGACCTTTACCGTTACCGCGTTTGATTGCCCGCATATTCGGAAGGAGTGGATCGATGATCAGTTTGCGAGATGGGGCGAGGGGCATCCGCTGGTCCGGTCGATGATTTATGCGGAGTTCATGGAGGATGACGGGAGCCTCACAGCGGTCAAAACCTCTGACTGGCAGAAGGTTGTTTCTGGCCCACCCAAGGAGGAACTGGACGGGCACAGGTTGACGGCGGGTTGTGATTTCAGCGCGGGCGGGGATGAGAGCGTGATGGTGGTGCGTCAGGGTAACACGGTGAAGGGTCTGATCCGCTGGCGGGACAAGGACACGATGGCCAGCGTGGGTAGGTTCATATCGGAGTTCAGGAAGTGGAAGCTGAAGGCTGAGGATATTTATGCGGATGTGGGTGGAATGGGTGTGGTGATGTGTGATGCGCTGAGGGCGGAGGGTTGGGATGTGCGGCGGGTGAACTTTGGTGAGCGGGCCATCCGGGATGATCAGTTCGTGAATCGGGCGGCGGAGATGTGGATTGAGTTCGGGCGGATGGTGGAGGAGGGTAAGGTGAATCTGGGACCGGTGGGGACGGATGAGGTGCTGTTGCAGCAGTTCGTGAGCCGGAAGGTGAGGACTAATGGGAAGGGGAAGCTGACGCTGGAGGGTAAGGATGAGCTGCGGGCGCGTGGTGTGAATAGTCCTGATCGGGCGGATGCGGTGGTACTGGCTTTCTGTGGTGGTGGTGGGAAGCGGATGGATGAGTATTTGAGGGCGGTGGGAGAGGATGGGCGGAGTTTGATGGAGAGGTTGGAGGATGAGATTGGCCCACTAGAGCATAGCGAAAAAGGGGTTGCGCTTGCTGGATGTGATGTTGGGGGATAACAAAGGGGCAGCATTTTATGATGAACGACAAACAGCGGAACGCGTTGCAGGGTCAGATTGTCGAGGCTGTGAGCCAACGCAGTCCGTGGGAGCTGAGGCAGACGAGGTGGTATGAGTTACGCCACAATGGGTTGCGCCGTGTGAATAAGCCCTGGCCGAAGGCGGCGGATTTGCATTGGCCGCTCATTGATACGGCGATTGAGAAGCTCAAGCCATTGTTCCTCCAGCAAGCTCTGGGTATGGATGTTGTGGCCAGCTTTGTGCCGATGCGCCAGCAGTTGAATGCGTATACGAAGGTGGCCGAGGATTGGTTCAATTATAAGATTCGGGAGAAGACCAACTTCATTGATGAGGTATTGAGCTGGGTGGATTACACGCTGATGAGCGGGCGTGGGGTGATGAAGTGCTTCTGGAATCCGGGTGATAAGCGGGTGGGATTCGAGGCGATTGATCCGATGTATTTCGTGGTCCCGGCGTACACGGTGGATTTGCAGGATGCGGACTGGGCGGTGCATGTGATGCCGATGAGTGTTCCGGCTTACAAGCGGGTGGCGGCTCAGCTTGGATGGAAGAGTGATGCGAAGACGATTGAGAAGATCCGTGGGAACCCGCAGCAGGATGATAACATTCCGGGGGCGGCAACCGAGGATGATGCGAAGCAGTTGCGCGAGGGTATTACTTACACCACGAACACGGATGGCGTGATTGTTTGGGAGGTTTATAGGAAGCGGGATGACGGGGTGTGGGAGGTTTATACCTACAGCCCTGCGGCGGTGGATCTTGATCTGCGGGACCCGATGGAGTTGCCGTATGAGCATAACCAGTTGCCGTTCGTGGACTTCCCGTACGAGATCAAGGACAAGGGCTGGTTCAGTCCAAGAGGCGTGTGCGAGATTCTGGCGGCGTTCGAACTGAGCATGACCGCGATGTGGAATCATAAGCATGACGCGATGACGCTGTACAACCGCCCGCTGTTCCGTGCGGAGCGGGAGCTGCCGAATAGCATCAATCTGCGGTTCCAGCCGGGGCAGATTTTGCCGTATGGCGTGGCTCCGGTGCAGATGCCGCAGCCTCCGGTGAGCTTTGATCAGGAGTTGAATCAGACGCGGGCCATTGCGGAGAACCGGATCGGTAGCCCGGACTACGCGATGAGCAGCGCGATGAGCAGTGGTGGTGATCGCAGGACGGCGACCGAGATCCAGAGCATCAACGCTCAGTCGATGCAGAGCGGGGATTTGCGGGCGCGGCTATTCCGCATGGCTCTGGGCAAGCTGTACCGGCAGGCGTGGGGCTTGTATGTGCAGTATGATTCCAAGAGCTTGCGCTACCGCTTTGCGGAGGACTCACTAGATGCGGACCCTGTGGCCCTCCATGATCAGTACGAGCTGGAACCGAAGGGTGGAATGGACATGGTGAGCCGTCAGATGATGGTGCAGCAGGCCATCAGCCGTAAGCAGTTGTTTATGAACTCGCCCTGGGTGGATCAGGTGGCGTTGGACAAGAGCATCATGGAGCTGGATGACCCGAGTTTGATCAAGAAATTGATGCGGGATCCGGGGCAGAAGGTCCAGGACGAGCTGGAGGACGAGACCAAGACGATCCCGACGCTGTTGGTGGGTATTCCGGTGCCCGCGAAGCCGGGGCAGAACTACGCTGGGCGCATTGGGGTGCTGATGCAGTACCTGAATGGGGCGATCCAGCAGGGTCAGCAGTTCAGTCCGGCGTCACAGAACGCGTTTATGATGCGTTTGGACAGCCTCTTGCAGGCTTACGAGCAGGTGGCGACCAATGAAGCGCGGAAATTGCGGAAGGAGATCCAAACATTCCTTACGAGCAGCGGCCTCCTTCCTAGTCAGCAGCAGCAACAAGCTCAGGCGATGGCTCAGCAGCCTCAGATGTGATGAATTTTTGCAAAGACTGCCAGTTTTTCAGTGCGGATAAGACCTGCCGCAGGTATCCGCCCAGCAGTAGACCCAGTTGCTGGCCTACTATGAAGGATGAAGACTGGTGCGGTGAATTCAAAGCCATGAACAACCCAATCGTGACCACCGTGGTGGTGCAAACCGCACCGAAATCGCTGGATGAACCGCGACCGATCATCATGGAGGCACTCGAAGAGGGTGTTGCTCCGAAGATTCGGATTCAGAAGCCCAAGAAACCGGAAAGCTTGAAGGATATTCAGGCTTCGCCATTGTTCTCGGGAGGACAGGCTTGATATGGCTGAATACCAAGGCAAGAAAGTCACTCTGAACAAGCCCTTCTACACTCCGGGTGAGAAGAAGAAGAGTGCGGTTTATGTGAAGAACCCGAAGGGAACGGTCATCAAGGTGCGATTCGGTGATCCCGACATGAGCATCAAGAAATCAGACCCGGAACGGCGCAAGAGCTTCCGAGCGAGGCATAATTGCGACACGGCGAAAGATCCAACCAAGCCAAGAACTTGGTCATGCAAGGCGTGGTAACCAATTACAAACATGAAGAAGAAATCAAAGTTCAGTAAACTGGCCAACGAACTCCGTAAGGAGGGGGCCGATGATCCTCGCGCACTTGCTGCCTATATCGGTCGCAAGAAGCTGGGGGCCGCAGAGTTCATGCGCCGCCAAGCTGCCGGTCGAAAGAAAGCCAGCAAGTAAATGATCAGCTTCTTCGCACGAGTCCGTACCGCGTGGACATTTGCGCGGCATCAACGATGGGTCGATCCGCTTCCTTGGCGCAAAGAGGACGCGATCACGCTCAATAATTTCTTCAATAGCGATACTGGCAAACGATTCAGGGACGCACTGTTAAACACTGTGCTTATGCAGAATGCTTCTGCGATAACTGATAGAAACCATTTGCAATATTCGTCAGGCTTTGCAATGGGTCAGGCCAGTCTTGTGAAGGTCATCGAAGTGATGGCCGATCAGGAATCAATTACGGGGCAGGATGATGATCCGGATTCTGCCACGAACACATAGGATCAAAGTTGCGGTTGCCGGTCTGTGCGGACCAGCAAACGAGTAAAAGCACAATATGTCAGACGAATCAATGAGTGCAGATGGCCTACTCGCGTTGGCCAGAGATCACGATGCCGGTGTCGATATCGACAGCCAGCCAAGGGAGCAGACTCCAACATCAAACGAGTCAGCTCCGGTTGAGCAGGAATCCTCTAATGAGGTGACCGCCAGCAAAGAGTTCGATGGTGGCGAGAAGGAAGTAAGCACGAAGTCAGAGACGGAACCGAAGGCGACAAAGACCGAGCCGAAGGTTGATAAGGAGAAGAGCAAATTCGCTCAGGAACAGAACCGAAAGGCGAAGTCCTGGGAGCAAATCAACGCTGAGAAGGAGGCTCTCAAGGCTGAGCGCGAAGCGGTGAGGCGTGAGCGTGAGGAATGGAGCAGGAGCCGGGAGCAATCCAAGGCCACCGAAACCAATTCTCATCGGGACGAGAAGGGCTATACGGCTGATGACTACGAGGCTGCGGCCAAGGAGTTTGAGGCTGATGGCGATTCTCAGTTGGCCAAGGCAGCGCGAGCCAAGGCTGATAATGTCCGCAAAGCGGCTGGTGAAAGACAGCAGAAGGTTCAACAGGAGCAGTTCCAGAAGTCATGGGCTGAAAACTACGGCAAGCTGTCCGAGAAGGAGGCTTGGCTGAAAGATCAGAACAGCTCTGAGTACAAGCGTACTGTTCAGCTTCTGAATAATTTCCCGCTGCTCACTGCGACTCCTGATGGACTTGTCCACGCTGTCGAAATTGTGAAGCTCCAGAATGCAGCCGAACGGTCTCAGTCGATGGAAGCCGAGAACAAGTCTCTGAAAGAACAACTCAGTAAGCTCCAGCAGAAGACCGCTATTGGTAAAAGCGTACCGGCAGGACAACTCAAGGCTGAAGAGAAGGATTTCTCCAAGCTATCCCTGAAGGAGCAAAGGGACGCGCTCATGCGAGCGACGAGAGAGTTCGACCGGGACGAAGGCTAATAGCACAACCACAACTAAAATATGCCAGTAACTACTTCAACTACGCTCACGAGCCAGTTCCAGAACTACTTCAGCAAGGAGCTGCTCTCCATCGTTCAGCAGGAGACCATCCTGGATCAGTTCGCCATGAAGGCTCCGATCCCCCGGAACAATGGTAACAAGGCCATCACGATGTTCCGCTTCGGTTCGCCGAGCGTCTCGGGTGTCCAGACCATCAGCTCCGAGGGTACGGCCATCAGCTCCGCGAACTACCGCGCTCTGGCCCTGAACAGCCTCAGCAAGTCGCTCGCCCAGTACGGTCAGGTGATCGGTTTGACCGACATCCTCCGCGCCACGGACCTGTTCAACTCGCTCCAGCAGGCCACCAAGACCTCTGGTTTGGACATGGCCCTCTGGGTTGACTCCGTGATTCGTAACACCCTGGTTGGCTCCAATCTCACCGCCAGCGGCTCGTCTATCGGTTCCGCCGCCGAGGGTGGTGGTACGTTTGATAACTCGGACGCCGTGAACACTGTGGCCAGCTCCGGTGGTGTTAAGGTTTACGGTAACCCTGCTACGCTGACCACCCAGAGCTTCTCTGCGTTGAACAGCGACACGACTGCTGCCAACACCACGATGACCGCCTCGGCTGTCCTCGACTCCATGACCCGCCTGAAGCGTAACCGCGCTCCGATGATCAACGGTGGCTACGTCCTCGCGACCGATCCTCGCGTTGCTCGCGACCTGATGCGCGATGCCGATTGGTTGAATGCCTCCAACTACGGCAACAAGGGTACGCCGTTCTACAAGGGCGAGGTTGGTTCCATCTACGGTTGCCGCGTGGTCACCCAGACCAACTCGTTTGTCAGCACCGGTTCCGGCACCGCTGCCGATGAGTTCGTTTATCAGGCTACCTCCGCTGGTGGCGGTCTCGCTGTCAGCAAGGACATCATCGCCTCGTTCTTCTTTGGTAACGAGTCGTTCGGTATCCCTGCTCTGACCGGTGATGATCCGTTGTCTCCGAAGATCGTTATCACTGACACCCCCGACAAGAGCGATCCGTTGAACCAGCTCATCACCGTTGGTGTGAAGCTGTACTTCGCTACGCTCCGTCTGGCTGCTGGTAACACGGGTTCTACTGGTAACCCGACCTGGTACTTGGTCCATCGTACTAAGACCTCTTCCACGCTGTAATATGCGACCCAAGACGGCCACCATCATGGTGATTGCCGTCAGCCCAAAGGGGCATCATCGAGCAATCGGTGGTGCCCCTTCTCATTCCGCTTGCGGATGTGAAGAGGCTGACAACAATGCGCCCATGATTTCTATTCCGGTCGAGGCTCTTTCCACTGACATGGAAGATGGCCAACAGGCCATGCCTGAAGTGGGTGATGAAGTGGTTCTCGACGATGTTCGCGGTGTTCTCAAGAAGCTCGATAACGGCGAAGCTTATGTCGAGATTCGGAGCGTGAACGGTATGCCCGCTGAGTACGAAAACAAGAGCGAGAAGGCCATGGCTTCCAAGGAGTCTATGGACGAAAAGGGTATGCGTAAGATGGTTGAGGAGTACGACAGCGAGATGGAGTCCTAACATGCCGATCTATACCTTCGAGAACAATGGTCAGTCCATCGAGCATATCGCTCCGATGGGTACTGACTCTGTTGTCCTTGATGGGAAGCGGTGGAACAGGCAACCGGTGGCCCGCTTCGGGGTCACCGGCTTTGCCCGAGAAGCCGAACTCAAGGACAAGGTGAAGCAGGGATTCAGCCGGATGGAAGACCGTCAGGGTTCCCGCTTTGAAAGCACTTTCACAAAGAATCAAATTAGGAAGATCTGGGATATATGAGCGACGTAGCAAATCAAGCCATCGGGTATTCGATGGGACAGGGCGGCTTTCAACTGGTGACCGTCACCACGCTGACCACTGGCCCATTTGTGGCGATTACCACCATTGCCCCTACCACCTTTACTTCGATCACTGGTAACAACATCACTGGTGCTTGGTCTACGGCTTCTATTCCGGCTGGAATTACGCTTCCTGGACCGATCCAGAGCTTTCAGATCAACACTGGTCAGGTGGTAGCGTTCAATGGAGTGATCAACTCTTAAGCCTGTGACGCTGGCTCTTGGAACAAGATTGGCTTCGAGTGGGTCTGGCGGAAACGTCAGACCTCCTGACGAGCCAATCATGCGCCGAGATCTGTTGCAGGAAGACGACTTCTTCATCTATTGCGAAGATGGAAGTGCGAGCAAGATAGTAATCACATTTGGAACTTTCGATTCTGTTGTTGTTGAGGATGGAACGACGTTCCTAGTTCAAGAAGACAACGGAAAACTAATCATTCAACCCAACTAGAAAAGATTATGGCAGATACTAAAATCACAGGGCTTCAACCGCCTCAAGCTGGTTATTCAATCGTTCCATCAACCGACGTTCTTCCAATCGTCGTTGTTGCTGATCCCGGAATGGCTGCTTCGGGTTCTACCCGAAAAGCAACCGTGAACCAGATCCTCGGCTCCGGCGGCACCGCCACCCTCGCCTCCGCCACCATCACCGGCGCGGCTACGGTGGGGACTACGCTGGGTGTTACCGGCGTTTCGACTTTCGCCGCTGGCACTGCGTTGCTGCCGGGTATCACGACGACTGGAGACACTAACACCGGCATTTTCAATCCAGCAGCCGATATTTGGGCTGTTAGTACGGGAGGCACTGAGCGTTTTCGTGTAGACTCCGTGGGGCTAGGCGTAGGGGGAAGTCCAACGGGAACGTTCCCGGTCATTTTGGTCGAAGGAGGCGCTGGAACTTACGCTAAATTCAACTCCAAGGTAGGAGCGAAAACGTGGTCCGCTGGTTATCGCTCTGGAACGCTTCAGTATGAGATTCAGGAAGACGGCGTTGAGCGATTTGTAATTGCCAACGGGGGCAACGTCGGCGTGGGGGTTACGCCGAGTGCGTGGGGAAATCAATATCGCGCTCTTCAGATTTTCAACAACAGCGCACTCTACGGTGCCAATTCTTACGGTTATTACGGACTGTTGTTCAATGGATACAACGACAACACCAACATCAAAGCGATAGCTTCGCTGTACGTTGGAGAGTATCGCTACGAATTGTCCACTGGAGCGCATAAGTGGTTTGGAACCACTGCAAATGCGACGGCTGGAGCTACCGCTACACCGACCCAAGCGATGACGCTCGACGCCCTCGGCAACTTGCTCGTCGGTCTGACCACCGCCGGAACCACCGCTGCTAAGACTATCCAGATCGCCAACGGCACCGCCCCTACGGCCAACGTGACTGGTGGTCAGCTCTACGTCGAAGCCGGTGCGCTGAAGTACCGTGGAAGCTCTGGCACCATCACCACGCTCGCTAACGCCTAATCCATACCACCATGACCACCATCTCTTGGATCATCGAACAGATGTTCGTCCGTAAGGTCGAAGGCCCTTACACCGACGTCGTTGTCACCGCAAACTGGCGCTGCAATGGCGTCGATACTGTCGGCACCGGCGACGACGAGAAGACTTACGCTGGAACTGCTTATGGTTCTTCCACGTTCACCGCTCCCAGTGGCGCGTTCACTCCGTATCCTGACCTTCAACAAGAGCAAGTTCTTGATTGGGTGTGGGCTGGTGGAGTTGATCGCGTTGCGGTCGAAGCCAACGTCTCCGCGCAGATCGAGAATCAGATCAATCCTCCGATTGTCTGTCTGCCGAATCCGTGGTTGCCGCCTGTGATGATCGTGCCTCCGATGTTGCCGCAGGTGGAGCCGGTTTTGGTTGCGGAGGAGGCCGTCGTTTCCGACACTGCCGCCTGATATGATCAAGATCGAACTGACTCCGCAGCAATTCAACCAGCTCTATGAACTGCTGGTCATTGGTATGAAGGCCGGCAACGTCCAAAACATGAAGGTCGGACTGCCGCTCGTTGAAATCCTCGAAACCGCAGCCGCGCAACACAAACCCGAGTAATGCAAACCGATACCAACAGCAACAGTGGGGTTGGAATCTCTCTGGCTACCGCTGCCGCTGCTGGTGCGGTTTCTTTGCTTCCGCAGCTAACACAGTGGTTCCAGTTTGGGGCCGCTGTGTTGGCTTTTGTCGCTGCCGCAATTGGACTCTGGAAAGCTCTAAAGAAATGAACTGGAAAACTACTCTCGCTGGAGTTGGTGCAATCATGGTTGCCGTGGGTGGAGCGTTGAAAGCTCTGTTTGACGGCGACCCGTCCACCAACATTGATCTTGCTGCGACCATTGCCGCTGTGACGGTTGGCTTTGGTTTGATCGCTGCTAAAGACGCAGATAAGAAACCCAAGTGAACTGGATCTACCAGATCCTGAAGGCCCTGCTGGACTGGTTCCGAGAAACACCACCCACCAACATTCAACATGGAAAAGCACCCGAGGATCTCAAGAACGGTCTGGCTGATCGTATTGCTGGACTGCCTGGGTTGCCAAGTGACAAAGGTGGTAATGGTCCCGCACGGTGAACCAGTGATGCTCGCAAAACCAGTGAAAGCCAGCGTGTACGCTTTTGACCAAGACAAGAAGCTTGTCGGGCCGTCCAAAGTGACGCTCCCGGCTGGCTGGTACGTTCTCCCAAAGTAACCCATAGCCAATTCTCACTATGTCGATGACAAATGCCGCAGAGGCGGAAATCCTTGATCTCATATTCCTAAACTCCGATTGGGCAAACATCGGAAACGCTACCGGAATCAGAGGTTCTACATCCGCTGGATCTTTCTTCATCAGCCTGCACACCGCAGACCCCGGAGAAGCAGGGAATCAAAACACCAATGAGGCAAACTATACCGGATATGCTCGAATTGCAGTGGCCCGCTCAGCATCTGGATTTACGCTCTCGACATCCACGATCAGCAACTTTGACCTTGTTCAGTTTGCTCAATGCACAGGTGGCACCAACACCCTGACGCATTTTGGAATTGGCACCGACTTGTCCGGTGCTGGAAACCTCATCTTCAAGGGATCGCTAACGTCTTCCCTTTCAGTTTCCACCGGTATTCAACCGCAGTTCGCCGCAGGTGCGCTGACTGTTACCGTTGATTGATCATGTGAACTACTTCTGCCCACATTGCTTGAGGCAATTATGGCCAACAGATGAGGATGCTCAAAGCATCTGCGAAGAGCATCCAGATGGAGTTCCGCAAGCTGATCTAGTTCCACGCAACCCTAAAATTGAGGAGGAATAATGGGTTTCACCGGAATAGTATCGCTCGCCGAAGCACCGACCTGGCAGTCGTTCTTCTTCAAGACAAGCTCTCCATCAGGAGCCGCAGGACGCTGGTACGACGCAGCCGTCGGGGCAGGCATCCCAGTCTATCAGGCCTACGTCGGCCAACAGTACGAAGCCACTCTCCTCATAGGTGAGTCCAATCGAGGAATCTACACAGGCCCAACACCATCGGCAGGCCAGACCAAACACCTCTTCGCACTCTCAGCAGGAACATCCACAGCATCAGTCCCATTGACCATGCTGCTGGCCGACTACCTCATGTTCTATCCGCTGATCGACATGGATTCGCTCGATCCGCAGGACATGATCAACCCGGTCAGCATATCTAGGTACACCTCAGGTGAAGGCGTCCAAGCCTACCTCGTTGTCGCAGCTCCAATGAGTTCAAGTGGAACAGTCACCGTCACCTACACCAACAGCCAAGGAACAGCCAACAGGACAAGCACATTCGGAATCGCTTCAACCGGAACCATTGGGAGAATCGCCAACAACATCGACTCAACCTTGGGCGCAGGAGCAGCATCACCATTCATCCCGCTCGCCAACGGAGACGAAGGTATCCGAAGCATCCAAAGAGTCACCTGCAACGCCAGCATGGGCGGGTTCTGCCACATCGTTTTGGTCAAACCGCTTGCAACTCATGTGGTTCGAGAGCAGAACACCGAGGCAGAAACCGTGTTCTTCACGCACAAAGCCAACTGCGTACAAATCCAAAACAACTCCTACTTGAACTTTTTGATACTCAACAATACCTCTTCATCTCCTGCACCGCTGAGGGGATTCCTACAATTCACCTGGAACTAACATGGGCTTCTCTTCAATGGATGATCTCATCAACGAGATCACGACAAATGGAAAGTTCAATCGAACCGATTGGAACAAGATCACCGGTGCGGCTGCGTACGCCGCAGGACGGTGGTATGATTTCAGCGGCTTAGCCGGAAGCCCAGTCGCAAACGCATTCACTGGAACCGCTTTGGCTTGGAAAAGCTGCGACGAAACTACCGGGAACGGCACTCAGATATTTGGAATTCGCCACGGTGGAAACGTCAGCCCGGATACCAAGCACATCCTTAACGTCTCGGCTGTCACTGGCGTTGCCACCGGCGTTCCGGCTCAACTCATGCTGGTAGATCTCCAAGGTTATTGGCCTGGCATTTCTACCGCAGTAGCCACCGCCCAGACGCTTACCGGAACTCCCACGCTTCGATACACGAATGGTGCTGGTTGTAGGCTGTTTTTTGTTCAAAACGTTACTTCTGGTGCCACCGCTCATAACATCAGCTTGAGCTACTCGAACACCACTCCCACATCGGGCAGAAATATGCCGGTCACCGTTTCGATGACCGTATCTGCGATTGCAGGCCACATATCCCATTCTGGAACTGCCGCAAACAACTACGGGCCATTCCTACCTATGGCTTCGGGAGATACCGGAGTTTCAAATGTGGCAAACGTCACTTTCTCAGCGGCATCTGGTGCCGGTTCTGGTGCCCTCTGCCTTGCCCGACCGCTGCTGACTCTTCCGATTACCACGGCTTCAGTGGCTGCTGAACGTGATCTTCTCAACCAGTTGCCAAGCCTTCCTCGTGTGATGGATGGAGCTTGTCTTGTCTGGCTCTATTTCGCTGGAGCAGCAACCGCTGCTGCCAGCAACTTCTATGGCGGAATCGAAGTTGGTTGGGGATGATCAATGGCCCTTAAACAGAACACGACTATACTCTGCCAGTTACCGCTTAGACAAAGAGGCGGTGACCCCGGTTCGTTGCGTTCAATGTGGGGGCGCACAGATCTTAGGAATCAAAGCGCAGGACAGGGCATCTCGTCTCAATTGGCGGCTATCCCGTATGGGCATCTTGCTCCTTCAGCTTGGGTGATGCCGTACAAGAGCGGAGCAATGTCGGCGTTCACATACGTCGGGGCTCAGTTCACGGCAAACCCGATCAATCTTGCAGCGGGCGTAAACATCTCCGGTAATTCCAGCGTTGCATTCATTGCTGGCCCATCGCTCCTTCAGCTCATCGTTTCATTGGTGGGCGATTGCACGTTCACATTCACCGTCAATCCAGCAACGCTTCCAGGCGTTCTGAATGCATCAGGAAACACTGATAATGTATTCACCGTTGGCCCAAGTTCGATTGGAGCTATCACGGACCTTACCGGGAGCCTTGTTGTTACGTTCACTGATTCAGGGACTGCAACTGCCATCGGAGTGCTTGCTGGAGATATAACTCCATACACCGAGCTTTCTCCTGAGACTTTGGCGGCAGCGGTAATCGCCGCCTCGCAAACCACCCCAATCGTTGCTGATGCCAAGAATGTGGTTGGAAATTATCAGGACCAATGGAAAATAAGGTCAACTTACAGAAACAGATCAAGAAACTGATATGGCAACCCCACTTACAGGAAGTTCAGTAGCATCCACCTACATTGGCCTACTCAAGACCTCCGACAACGCCAGTCTTACCGGAAGTCTCAGGAGCATCAGCGATGGCGGCGGAACCGATTCTGCGCTCCAGCTCTCCACAACCGCAGCCAACATTGTCGGTACCCTGAATGTCACGGGTGCCACCGGACTGGCTTCGAGCCTCGCAGTCTCTGGGTTGGCCACCATCGGTTCTACACTCGGTGTGACCGGTGCGACCAACCTTTCATCCACCTTGACCGTTACCGGTGCTACTACCCTCTCGTCCACTCTGGCAGTCACTGGTGCCGCCAATCTCTCGTCCACCCTCGCGGTCACCAGCAACATCTCCACGAGCGCGGGTAATCTGTCCGTGTTTGGAAACATCGTCCAAACCAACGCCGCCGCATCAAGTTCGTTTGCCGGAAGCCTTACTGCTTCATCGGTAACATTCAGCTCAACCTTCACATGCAATGGAAATGCATCGTTTTTTGGAAACGTATCATTCGCCAATCCGTTAACAATCAATAGCACCCTCGATGTTACTGGTGCTACTGTCATATCGAACAACCTTACTGTAACCGGTTCGATTGGATCTAGCTCTTCTATTAGTGGAGCGTCTTTGTCCGCAAGTGGTAACCTGACGGTAAACGGCAATACCACTATTGGTAATGCTGCCGCAGATCTCCTGACGGTGAACGCGAATGTTGTTACATTCCCGAACATCACCACTCAGAATGTTGATACAGATACCGATAAGGTTATCATTCTTGATTCGACTGGAAGACTTCGGGCTTCCAACTCCAGTCAGTTTGTTCAGACTTCATTAAACTCACCTCAATGTAAGCAGACCGCAAACAAAGCCAGAGCAAGCATTGAGGCAAATACCACTGGATCTGGTGCTGATGTAATATCGGTTTCTATTACTCCACGAAGCGGCAGTTCAAACATTCTTGTTTCTGCCGTTATCAACTATTCGTTTTTAACCGGTGATTCCAAAAACTGCGTTTTCAGGCTAACTAGAAACGGAACTGAGATTGGAACAAGCACTGGTACTGGAATAGTTGGAATCGCTTCTGCCAGCTACGAAGACGGTGAGATTGAGTCGATCAACAATGTTAAGATAGAGTTTCTTGATTCACCCAATACCACCTCTGCTGTTACATACAAGATTCACATTTATGGATCTAGTGACCTGTATTTGAACTTCAACATAAGTGGTTCCGTCCAGCAAAGCACTACTTCGACGATCACCGCTCAGGAATACTTCGCCTAATGAAACCATCTGAAGTAGCTCAAGCGGCTTGCGACAAGCTGTCGTTCACGGACTCGGCCACGCTCACGTTGGCCAAGAAGTTCTGTATCCGCCGCTACTCCATGATCTGGGATTCGTGCCTGTGGAACGATACCCTCGGAGTAACCTCTATCTCTGTCGCTGATGGCGATGAGATCAATACGATCAACACCTTCGTCACCACGGCCTACTCCTCGAACACCGGATACAATATGTACATGGACTTCCCGGTGGCCGCGAAGTTCACGATTGATGGCGATACCGATGGCATCGAAATCCCGTCCGCTGAATGGGTGTCATTCTTCCAGCTCGATCCCAACACCTGGAACAACGTCGATAGCCGTAAGTCCACGCCCAACAACTTCGTGAACTGGGTCCGCAACATGGACGTTGCCTACGGACTGGCCGGTGTCCCGAGGATCAAGCTCATCCCAGTTCCCAACGTCAACGGAACCCTCTTCGTTCTCGGCAAGAAGCAGTCGCAGATGCGCCAGTTCGGTGAGGCTCAGACCATCACCAACGACAGCAACTTCGAGCTGCACGGTGTTGAGAATGCACTGATGGCCTACACCGAAGGCGATCTCCTCGAATACTCGCGGCAGTACGGCAAAGCCCAAGCGAAGTTCCAAGAAGGCGCGGCTCAAGTGTCCATTATGAAGGACATGGAGCGAGGCCAGCAGCAGCAGATCAGCCGCATCATTCCTGACAGCCTCTACGACTACACCTTTCAGGACATCACCTAATGCCATTCCAATCCTCAGACGCACTCGACGACCAGATGCTTCTAGATGGAAGCAATGGGTTCAGCACTGGTGTCGTTTCAGCTACTCGTCCAGATGCCATTCCGGCCACAAGCTTGGAATTGGCCATCAACATGGACTACGATGACTTTGGAAACCTTGTCACTCGTCTCGGGTCCGTTTCACTGGTTGGCAACAGCATCACTACCAACTGGGAAGACGTTATCACGAACTGGGAGTCCACCACTGCCAACTTCGCCTCCAACCTCCCAGTCAACTGCCAAGTCTACTCTGGCTTCTACTTTGATACGTCCGCCTCAGAGCGTCTGGTAATCGCGCTGAATGATATCAACGCAAACACCAATCTGTTGTACTACGGATCTCCTGGTATTTCGTACAACGTCATCAGCGGATCTACGATCAATCCTCTCGCGAGATACGTTTACTTTGCTCAGCTCAACGAGAAGTTGTTCTACGCGGATGGCTATAGCGCACTGCGTTATGTCAACAGCTCTAACTCGAACGCATCCATCGCTGCCGGTAAAATCAGCCGCATCGATGTCATCAATCAGGGATCAAATTTTTCCACGATTCCAAATGTAACAATCTCTGCTCCACCAAGCGGGACTACAGCTACCGCTGTTGCTATTGTTGCTAATGATGGCAATTTGGTTGCAATTACAATTACCAATCCTGGAAGCGGCTATACGACCGCTCCAGCGATTACTATTTCTCCGGCTCATTCATCTCACGCCGTAGCTTTTGTATCGCTCACGCCTCCTGCCAAGCCTCTCTACCTCACAACGCATACCAATCGTCTCTGGTGCGTTTCGGCAGATACTACGGTTCCTCCCGATACCCTTTACTTCTCGGACATTCTCGATGGTGAATCTTGGGATCCGCTTGGTTCCATTCGCGTTGGTGGCGATGGCGATCCGATTCGTGGTCTCTACTCGTGGTTTGGATACCGCTTGCTCGTGTTCAAGGAGCGGTCCATCTGGACTGTGGATGCCGATCCCACGCTTGATCCAGCCGATTGGTCTATCTCGCTCGTCAGCGGAAACATCGGCTGCTCCTCGCACCGATCCATTGCTGCGGTGGGTGCTGACGTTTTCTTCCTGTCTCGTGACGGCATCCGCTCGATGGCCCAGATCCAAGCGGGTACTCAGACCAGCGTTGGACTCGCGCTCAGCAGCCCGATCAACGATCTCATCAGCCGCATTGACAAGACGCGCCTCGAACTCTGCGACGGTGTGTTCTGGAATAACCGATACCTGCTCGCAGTTCCGTTCATTCAGGAAGGACCGTTCGGTGTTGGTCTCGAAAACGAGTATGCGATGCTTCTCGAAAACGGTTACCATCTTGAACTCGAAGACCTGATCCCTCGGAATAACGCGATCATCGTATACCACTCACTGGCCCGCTCTTGGCTTGGATACTGGGACAACTGGCAAGTGAACGACTTCTTTGCCACATCGTTCTCAAGCTTTGGCCCTGTGCTGATGTTCGCTGGCGATATGACCGCAGTGTCTTCGGCAAGTAATCAGGTCTGGTCATTCAACGACTACCTGCCAAACACTCGCACCGTACCAACACCGGTTTCTTCCTATTTGGATGGTGGCTCGCAATACCAGTCCTCGGTGACCACCAAGGCTTACAACCTTGGGGAACCCATCCCCGACAAGATCGGGTACAGCATACAGCTTGCGTTCGATAACCCGTACACCACCCAGAATACAGGTGTTACAGTTTCCTACGCCAAGGACATGACTGGAACATTCTCTACGATTGATTCTGGCCTGAGCATAACCAGTTCTCAGAAGTTCCTGAAAGCCTACAACCTCATCAGCAAGGGCCGATGGAACTCGATCCAATTTAAGGTTGAAACCAATGCGGGCGGTCGCCTGTCATTCCAATCCGCCATTCTCTCTGGCTTCGTCGATTCCGTGCGTCCTCAGCAATGAACTCATTCCCAACGGTCAAACTCATCCAAACGCTTGAGCAAGAATCCAATGTCTTGCAGGCTGCTCGTGCAAACAATGACTCAATCATTCATCCAACACACGTTGTCGAAAGGAATGGGGAAATCATTGGAGCATCGTCTTTTGGTCGAATTCCAATCCTGTTGCTCTGGAACCACACCGAAAAAGTGTCGGCCAGAGACAGCATGCACCTCAAACGGGTTTATGATTCGATCATGGAAACAAAAGGGTTTCCAAGGTACTTTATAGCATGCAACGAAAACAGCCCATATAACTCACATATGAAGCGTTTTGGTTTTAGACCTATTTGGAAAACTGAGATATTTGAAGGAGGAGTATGAATATCGATATTAATATATCTAGGGTTTTGGCTCACAGCGTAATGCTGTTTGCTAAAGATGATTGGAGCAAAGACTATCCTTCTATTCCTTGGGGAGAGCCGCAGATGTGTTCCCCCAAAGCACCAGATTTATCCGCTGCAAACAGAGAGGCTGTTCAGGCTTCAATAGAAACATATCCAATACAAAGGGCAATCGATGTTGCTGCAAGACTTGGTCAAAAAGTTGAAGTTCCTATATATAAAAATGGTGTCCAAACCGGAACCAAGATTTATGATTTTGCGGGAAAGTCTGACATTGATGTAACCAAGGCCGTTTCTGAGGCACTCAGTCAGCTTGCTGGATCTCAAACCAAGACTCAACTCGATCTTGCAAAGGAATTCGGCACTCAGTTCGCAGAGCAACGTGTTAAAGAGCTTAAAGCCGCTGATCCTGAGCGTTACAAGCTTTATGACAAGTTCTTGCAGGACATTGGCCAACGCCCCATTGCCGAGACCGCTCCCGCTGCCCCCACCTACGAGCGTGTCGGCATTCCCACCGGCCCACAGGATACCGGCGAAGCAGCGAACATCCGCAGCAACCTCGAACGCCAGATCAGTGCCGGTCTCGCTCAAGCCGGTACTCTCGATCCTTCGATGATCCGAGCCGCTGAGCAAGCTGTTCGCGCTCGTGGGACTGCTACAGGAAATATCCTCGGTAACCTTTCCGCTTTCCGCGAGGCGCGGGCGGTTGGTGAGGCTATTGCGAATGCCGATGTCCAGCGTCGTCAGCAAGCTCTTGGCCTACTCCAGAGCGGCCAGACCACGAGCGATGTCGCCAATCGCCAAGCTCAGGAAGCGTTCCAGAATATCCTCGCAGCCACCGGTCAGCGGAACACCGCTCAGCAACAGACCTTCGCGGGCCAAATGGCTTCGCAGCAACAGCGGCAGGCTTCCCAGCAACAGAACATCGCCAACGTTCAGTCAGCTCTGGGTCTCCAACCAATCGTATCGCAAGCCGCTCAGCTTCCCGGCCTCCAGCAGGGTGCTTCTCCGTTCGCTGCACCTCAGCTCATTCAGGGCATCCAGCAGGCTTCACCAAGCCAATTACTTCAAACGGGGGCAAATTTTGCTCTATCAAACGCTAATGCGGCTCAAGCCAATTCCCCATTGGCTGTTTTCCAAGGTCTTGCAGGAGGTATTGCAAATCTTGGTTCCGGTTACAGGTCATACATGGGACCCTAATCTATGGCAAACGATACCACCGATTCAACACTGTCATCGCCTAGCGATACGGTTGACGAGTTTCCCGGTTATCCGGGATATAAGCTTGGTGATTTGGTCCCAAACATGGAAGGGGTTAGGATTGGTGACGTTTTTTACGGTCTTGATGAGTATGGTCGAGAGGTTCCATACAACTGGAGGAAGGGTGAATTTGAGTTTCAAGCCCCGCCAAGCAATGAAAGCGTCAAGCCGGGTGATGAAACTCTCACTTCCGATACCTACAATCCTCCATCGCCAATTTCCGGTGGGGTTACAGGAGCCGGAACACCTCCGACTACAATCAAGCTTGAGGATGGTACGGTAGTAACTTCCGGTGGCACAGGGCTTGTTGGGTTTCCCGGTAGGCTTCCAATCGTGCTTCCGGGATCTTCGGTGACATCGACTCCGATCTTGGATCTGAGCCAGCCTCCGGTCGCTCCGGTTACTCCTCCAAAGCCACCCAAGCCGATCACCCTTCCGGGGTCTTCGGTCACATCAACTCCGTCCATCGTTGAACCAACCACTGTTCCGATTCCCGCTCGACGGATGCAGGAGGCTTTGAACCCGTACAATGGATACATCAACTACGATCCAGAGGAAATCATGGCTGCTGCAATGAGAAGCCTTGGCGGAAGAATGGCCCGACGATCAATGCTGAACGAACTGCGATAACATTATGGCTACTCCCGAAGAAATCAGAAAGAAGCTCGAAGCCCAGTCCACTCAACGTGTTAACCCACTGCTGAAGGGATTATCCATGCTTACCGGCGGCATCGCTGGTGAGTTCACTGGAACCAACGAGCAGATCCGCCAGCAAAGAAACGCCAAGCGGGCGTTGATGGAAGAGGATCTTGCTGCGTTGCAGGAGCAGCGCGTAATGGATCGCATGAAAGCTCAACGTCAGCTCATGCTTGAGGAAGACCTCAAGCGATTGGCCGCTGAACGTGAAGCCAATTTGCTTACCGGAACTTCAAGGGCCAAGGGTGCTGCAATGGCTTTGGGCGGAACCACCAATCAGTTCGTTGGCCCACTCGATGCGGCTACAAGAGCCGGAATAGCTGAAGCTGAACTTTCTCAAGCTCAAACGAAAAACGCGAGAATTCAGGCATTGAAGTCACGCGCTCCTGAAATGTCGGGATACCTGTCTCAGCGAGGAGTAAAACTCGGGGAACCCGATGTTGAAACGCTCGCGTTTATGGAGGCTCAGGAGAAAACGAAGGAAGCCGCTCAAAAGGAAGCTGATCGAAAGAAGCAGGGATACATGCAGTTCAATCTTCCTGGCGTTGGAACTGTCGGTGGAAGCCCTGAGCAAATTAAGGAAATAAGCAAGATGTATCCTCAACTCAAGGATTTTCTTGATAATGCTGGAACTGATAACTCTCCGTTCTCAAGCCGTTTGTCATTCGATCCTGTTACTGAAACCTATAAGCCTGTAATCACATTCAAGCCGGGAGTTCCGATTGAAAAACAGGCTGAAATAACCAAGCAGTTTCAATCTGCGTTTGGTGGAACCGGTGGATTCCCAACTGAACCAGCCGCTGGAGTAAAGGGTTCTGAAACTGCTAAGCCTACTGATATTCCCGGTTTTACAATTAAGCGTGTAAGATAATTATGCCTATCTATCAGATCACCAATGATGCTACTGGTGTTACTCTTGAATTGGAAGGCGATAAAGACCCCACTCAAGAGGATATAAATAAGGCGTTCGCTTTTGCTGGTAAACAAAAGTATCCGAATGCTCCAGTTCTTGAGGCACCACCAAGCCTGTACGAGAAGGCCAAATCGGTCGCTCCGGCATTCGCCCGTATTGCCGCTCCTTTTGCGTTTGGAACTCCAATGCCGCAAGATCTTGCGACCGTTGGAAGAACCATCCAGCAGGTCACTGGTGGTGAGCCAAAGCAGGGAATGCTCGAAGGTGCATCTCGTATCGACAAGGAAGGCATCATGGCCCTCTTGTCAGCTTCTCCTGAGAAGCGTGAATTGGGAGCGTCTCTAGGCGCAAAAGCCGCTGACATTGCAAGGATTGTTACTCCAGGACTTCGGGCTGTTCCAGAATCAGTGACTCGTCCGGCGGGGGAAGTGGCGGGCCAAGTTGCCGCTGACCTTCTGTCTCCGATGAACCTGATGACTCTTGGGATTGCTGGAGCCGCTGGAGAAGCTGCTCGAATTCCAAGATCTGTTGCTGCTGCCACTGAGTCATTTGCTGAAGCCACAGCCCCTTCTGCTGCTCGCGCTGCACAGATTGCGGATCTCACTCGCGCTGGAGAGGCGGCTCGCGCAACTGAGCAAGTTGGCCAAGCCATCCCCGCTGTTCTTGCTCCCGAGGTAACCCGTGGTGCCGCTGAATCAACCGGTGTTGCATTGCAGACCATCGCTGATCCAGAAGCTACTCCAGAGCAGAAGCTCAAGGCTTCATACGAAGCGGCTATCGGAACTCTCTTCGCAGCCGGTCTTGGCACTCAAGTGGCCCGCTCGTTTGGCATGCGCGGGAAAGGTGTAACTCAAGCTGATGTGCTTGATAACCTTGCTTCTCGAAAACAGACCGTTGGGGAAGCCATTGGCCAAGTCAGTGGACTCATTGATCAGATGGATCGCATCGTTCCGGTGCGTGATCTCAAGACTCAGTTCCGAGAACTGATTGCTGAGATGAATCCCGATGAGCCGTTCATCTATCAACCAGAAGTGATTGGAGAAGGTCCTCGCGCTCAAGTTGAAGGGGGACGACTTCCTGTTGAACAGGTGATTCAGGAAGCTCCTGAGACACTTCGTACTCAGGATCAAATACTAGCTGAACGTCTTCGCGCCCGCGACGAACGTATTGCTGCCGAAGAACAGAAGGCGTTAGAAAGTGAAGCCGCTAGTGCCGGAACACCACTCAGAACTGCTGAGCAAGCTCAGGCTCAACGATCCGCTGAGCGTCAGGCACTTCGTGAAAGAGCCGCAGCAATTCGAGAAGCCATTGGCCGACGACAGTTTTCAGCCGAGGAACTCATGCGCGGAGAACCAACTCCAGAGTTTCCGGCTGAACCTGTTCGTTCCGGTGAAATCATCACTCCTGAATTTACGGTAGAAAGACCCGCCCCTAGAGAGGGGGGAATGATTCCTCCACGGGAAGCTGAAGTTGCTCCTGCACCTGAAGGAACCGCTCTTCGATCCACTGAAGATATTCTCGCTGAACGGCTCCGCGCTCGTGATGAACGCATTGCTGCTGAACAACAAGCTGCTGCCGCTACCTCAACACCTCTTGAAACAATTGATCAGAAACTGAGCCGAGCATTGAAGGAAAGGGACACACGACTCGCTGCGGAGGCTGTTGCGGAAACGCTTGAATCTGGTGCCGCTCAAGGAGAACCCGCAAGAGTTACCCGCAAGAAGGTTGAGCAGGCCATTGGAATCGGTCGCAAGGAGGTTGGCCTACCTGTTGCCGAGGAAACTATTTTCAATGAAGTCTGGAACAAGGCGTTGGAAGAAACCCAAGGCAAGTTCCGACAGAAAGCTGAAACCGTTGCTCAGAGGCTCGAAGGACTCCGTGCTGAAATTGAACCCGGTGTCGGTGCAAACCCGTTCCCTCAACTCATGGGCGCGGCTTGGAACGGGGCTCTGTCGGTGGCTCAAGCAGTCATCCGCGCTGGAGGAAGCGTGGCCGATGGTGTTGCCGCTGGTCTTCGTTATGCCCAACAGAACTTCAAAGAGAAGTTCGACGAGAATGAGTTCTCAAACCAACTCTCTCTCACCATTGAACGCCAATCTGCCATACAAGCTCCTCCCAAGATGGAGCCTCGTGCGTTCGCTGAGCGCGTTGGTTTGAGA